GCCCCGAACCACAATCCATGATGACCCGGCGTGCCCTGAACCGGTTGCACGTTTGTCCATACGTCTGGCGGCCATCGGGAGGCATTTTTACACCCCGAAACACCCGATGATGCGAGCGCAGGCTCTAGAGTCGGACATCAAGAACTCGCGGTTAGGTGGCAGTTGGTCCAATGAGGAGACGCGCGCAAAAATTGTGGCAATGCTCTCTATGGTGGGCAAAGACGACGCGCGCAACCCGGTTTGCGTCATACAGGGGGCCGGCGGTGGCGCCAAGACGCAGTTTCTTATTGACTGGCTCTTGGAAGAGAAGGCGAACGATGTGCCAGTTGACGTGGTGATTATCTGCCCAACTCGCGAGCTTCGAGACAAGTGGTGCGGGGACTTGCCGACTTTCGACCCCAGGCGTATCAAGACTTACGAGAAGGCCTTAGAGCAGTTAGTCGATCACGACTTATTGATCTTCGACGACTACTCGAAGTTTCCGCCCGGCTTCATTGAGGCGTGTCTCCGAAGACATAACGGCCCCATCGTGCTCACTGGTGACACCAGGCAGAGTAAATACCACTGCCCAAATGAGAACGCCACGATCGCCGGTCTAGCCCCGGCTATGGAGTTTTATCAGCGTTGTTCCGACTACTACCTCAACTCGACGCACCGCAACGAGCAGAGCATTGCTAACGCTTTGGGCGTACACAGCTCACGAGTCGGCCGTAGCTCAGTCACTATGTCAAGTGTTCCCCCGTCTGACGGGCGCCCTTTCCTCTTCTCGACCACAGCGCAACGCGACGCCGCGCGCGAATCGGGCCGTCGAGCATTCACTTACGCCGGTTGTCAAGGCCTCACGTGCAAGGCCACCGCCATAGTGCTGACCCGCGAGAGCGCCGCTGTGCAAGACGACGGCTGGTACACTGCCCTTTCCCGTGCGGAAAGCGACATTGTCATCATGCCAGAGTACTCCACCGAGGGCTACGCGTGCGACTCTTTCGACACTGACAAGCTCAGCTCCACTCCCTTCTTGCAAGCCTTTATCAATGTCTACCAAGACATCAAGGCTAACGAGTTGCCCGAGCCCAAAGTGCCAGAGCCGGTGGTGCCTGAACCTGAGTTGCGAACGCGCCTAGTCTGTGAGCCCGTTGAGCCGCTTTACGATGCCGTCATTGAGGTAGCTGGAGAGAAATTCGACCGAGAGATGTATGTCAACGGGGAGCACACGAACGTCTTCCAAACAGAAGACGTTTTTGTGCAGCAGTTCGCGCACCAGCAAGCCAAGGATGAGCCACTCCTCGCCGCCACGGTAAAAAAAACGCATCATCAAAGGCGACCCGGGAGACAACAAAGTCAAGTTTCGGGCTGCCCGCGAGATAGGTTCCACCCTGTTTGAAAACTACCGTAAGGCCATGGGCTTGCCGAAGGAACCACTCCCCTTCCAAAACGCGCTTTGGGGTCAATGTGAGAAAGAGGTCACTGCCACATTCGCTGCAAAAAGTGAGGGGCAGTTGCACAACTCGATCACCCGTCAGGACCCGGACTACGACCCTTTCTTTATCACACTGTTCAATAAAAGCCAGTGGGTAAAGAAAGACGAGAAGTTTGGCAAGCCCGCTAAGCCTGGGCAGACAATTGCTTCCTTCAAACAACAAGTGGTGATGGAGTTTGGGATTATGTCCAAGTACGTGCGTAGGATTCGGGAACAATTTTGCCCGAAGAACATTTACGTCAATTGCGGCACCACGCCTGACCACCTCAGCGATTGGGTTGCGAAAGGCTGGAACACCACTCGGCCAGCCTTCTCGAACGACTACGTGGCCTATGACCAAAGTCAGGACGCCTCAATGCTGGCTTTCGAGTACTACTTGTACGACCACTGTGGCGTGCCCGGCCAGATTATTGAACGATATTTGGCGATTAAAACGCAAGCGCGAGCCTTCCCCGGCTTCTTGGCTATCATGCGCTTTTCCGGAGAAGGGCCCACATTCGACGCCAACACCATGTGCAACATAGCGTACCACTTTACACGCTTTGAGGTTACGGAGGACACGAAATTGGCTTTCGCCGGCGACGATATGGTCCAGGACCGCACCCCACAAGAGAAGGATAGCTTTGCCGCCATCTCCCGCGACCTCAAGCTGGAGGGGAAGCCAGTCCATCATACGCAGAG